ACAACAGGAAGAGGCAGAACAGGAGCAAGGAGAGACAGGAGAGTACGCAGACAGCACAACTCTTGTAGCTTATCTTGGCTATGTTGCAGGGTTTGACACATACAGAGATGCTCAGATACCACAGCAAGATACTTGGTACGAGCCTAGAGCAATTTATGCAGGTGCAATATTAGATGATAACACGCAGGCTTTTTATGGATTAGCAGGTGCTAGTCTTAATACACTAGGTAGCATGATAAGTATGCAACCTAACTTATAACGGAGAAAGATATGGAATGGTTTGAAAATAAAACTACACAGCTAATAGCTTTGGTAGGAATTGTAGGTACGCTTGCAGGTTTTGGATACACTGGTGCAGAGTATGTCAATAGGTTAGAGAACCTTGAAGCTGCAATAGGTGGGATAGATGATACGGAAGATGCTCAGAAGATTATAGAAGAAAGATTCGTAGCTATAGAAACCTCCGTAACCTATTTAGAAAAACAAATAGACGGGATTGTTATACCTGATAACAGTAGTGATATTGTTTCTCTCAAGACTGACGTAGCTACTATCAAAGCTGATGTAACTACGCTTAAAGAAAAGAATAAAAATCCTTTAGCTAACTAGAAAACAGAATTTAATTGAGTCTCTATTTTTTTATGTAAAGGCTCTAGAACTATCTTAGCTTCTTGTAAAGCATTAAGGATAACTATTCTATCGTCTTTCTGAAACCGATGTATTTCTTCTTCAGGGAAGCTAGAGATTTCTGTAACTAATTTGTTATCAGAATCAATCACTAACTTCCAACTAATAAGATTAGCTTCCGTTGCTTTCATTATTTATCTCCGTAAAGTTTACAACATCCTGTTTCCCACGAAGTCCTGCTTTCATGTAGGACGTTGCTCGACCTTCAAAAAAGTTCTGGTGTTCAACACCCATTACTTCATCAATCCAACCTAAAGGATTTTCTCGTTGGTCATAATTTGTTTTTAATCCTAGCTGTAATAATCTTCTATCAGCTATATATCTATTATATGCATACATATCTTTCTTTGTCAACCCTTGTATGTCTCCCATATCAAACACTAAATCTAAGAACTTATCTTCGTGCTCAACCATTTCTCTACAGATTTGATAAATCTCTGCTTTAAAATCATCAGTCCATATGTCTAGGTTCTCTTGTATGAACTCTCTAAATAACTTTGTCATTGCTTCAACATGCATTGACTCATCCCGAATAGAGTAAGTAACAATCTGTCCCATACCTTTCATACGTCCAAAGCGTGGAAAGTTTAATAAAATTGCAAAGCTAGAGAATAACTGAAGCCCCTCTGTAAAAGCTGAGTAGACTGCTAGAGTTTTAGCAATGCTTCTTTTATCTTTTATCGTAGGTTTAAACTCTGTAACATACTCATGTTTCTTAGACATTTCTTCGTACTCAGCAAAGGCTTTGTACTCTACGTCAGGTAAGCCTACTGTGTCCAATAATAAACTATAAGCATGTTGATGTATAGACTCCATATTAGCGAATGACCCCATCATCATTCTTGCCTCAGGTTTCTTAAAGATACGCATGTATTTGTCTATATACCCTGCTCCTACGTCTACGTCAGACTGAGTAAACAATCTAAATATTTGTGTTAGTAAATTCTTTTCAACAGGCTTTAGCTCTTGCCAGTCTTTTACATCTGTGTGTAGTGGGATTGATTCAGGCATCCAGTGCATTTGATTTTGTAATACATAATAATCAAACATCCACGGATGGTCGAATGGTTTGTAATAATTTCTTGTGCTTAATAGACTCATATTTTTTCCTTTTGTTCGGCATACTTTTCAAGTAGCCATTTGTTAAATTCTTTTTTATATTCTTTTTCTGTGTAGGTTACAGAGTGTGCAGTTTTATTTTCATCGCAATGGTCTAACCATTTACGTCTACAGAACTGACTAAACAAATCATCCATATTAAAACTCCTTTAAAAGCAAGTCTAATTTTTCTTTAGCCGTAGCCATTTGTTCTAGTAGTGCATCCATTGATTCGATTATGTGCGGATGCTCTGCTACTCCAACACTTACAACAAAGTAAGTTTCTAATTCTGTTTTAGCAATTGCAATTTCAGCTTCATATTTTTTTTGAAGGGCATCGAATCTACCCTCGTACATGTTATCAAATTTATCTTCTTTCATATTTTATCCTTCACAGGCTATACACTCTGTGTCTTCTAAGTTTATCCTTGGTATTTTAATGTTTACATTCTCGGCATCACGAGCAGATTCTGACCTAAAGTAATACAAAGATTTTAGTTTATGCATGGCATACCAATGGACATCATTTAAGTACTGTAAGTATTCATCGTGTACATCTTGGTTTTCTGTAGCTTTAGGAGACACAAAGAATAAATTAACACTTTGACTTTGACAAACATACTGTTGTCTCATGTGGGCATGTTCAACTATCCATATTTGATTTAGTTCATCTGCAGTTTTAAATATTTCTTTTTCTTTATCTGTAAAGATATCCATGCTCTGAATAGAACCTTTGTTTGCAGTTATCTCTTTCCAAATTTCTGTTTTGTTTCCTTTCTTTTTAGAAATAACTTTATCTAAGTATTTATTTTTAACTTGGTACGAACCTGATAAAGTTTTGTGTGTAAATATGTTTGCACGATACGGCTCAATACTAGGGGAAGTACCACCGCATATAATAGAACTACTGGCATTAGGAGCAATAGCCATAAGGTGAGCGTTACGCATACCTGAACCAGTAATATCAGGAGCTTCACCACGAGTCTCCGCAAGAACTTTACTCGCATGTACGGACTTACTTTTAATATGACTAAAAGCTTTGTTATTAAATCCTGTAGCAAAGATTCCTTCAAACGTAATATTATTTTTCTGAAGATAGGCATGGAAGCCCATTGCTCCCAAACCAAGCGACCTTTCTCTATAAGCAGAGAAGCTAGACTTAGTGAAGCCTTCTTTACCTTCTCGTATGTGACTCTTAAACCTTTTAAAATTTGCATTGTAATCTCCTAATTCTGTGGTATCTATTGCGTTATCTATAAAGTGTTGAATAACATTATCCAACATTGTAATTAAATCTTTTATAAAGTTTTCATCTGTTGACCAAGCATCATAGTGTTCTAAATTAACACTTGATAAACAGCACACGGCAGTTCGTTCTTCGTTGGTCGGTAGAGTTATTTCAGAACAAAGATTGCTTTGTTTAATATCTAAGCCCAATGCTTTCTGTTCTTTAGGCAAAGACTCATTACAAGTATCTATATTAACCATGTAAGGCTCACCTGTTTCTGCTCTAGCATTTATTATCTGCCACCATAAGTCTCTAGCACTAACAGTCTTAACAGCTTCCCCTGTCTTAGGGTCTATCAATCTCCAGTCATTGTCTTCCTGAACTGCTTGTAGAAAATCATTGGTAAGATTAACTCCGTTGTGTATGTTTAGACACTTTCTATTTATATCACCACCTGATTCTTTGCGTATGTTTATAAACTCTTCTATCTCAGGATGGTCTATATCCATGTATGAAGCATAGCTTCCTCGTCTTGTAACTCCCTGATTGAATGCTAACATCTGAGAGTCAACTACTTTCATGAATGGTATTGAACCAGTAGAACGACTATTGTTAGCAGTAGCAATCCCATTGCTTCTAATATCTCCCCAATATCCACCAATACCTCCACCTGAACTAGCGAGCCATATGTTCTCATCATAGTGAGAAGATAACCCGTCACGACTATCAGGTACGTAATTGAGAAAGCAACTAATAGGTAAACCCCGATTTGTTCCCCCATTGCTAAGAATAGGAGTGCTAAACATGAACCATAAGTCGGAAGAGTACTCATAAAGTCTCTGAGCCAACTCAAAATCTGTGACCCCTTTGAAGGTTGCTCCGAATACGGAGGCTCTGGCGAAGGCTTCTTGTGCATGTGTTTCTCCTGATGCTTCGTATAGATACCTATCTTTTAATGTATCTAAACTAAATTTATTTAATTTGTTTTCTTTGTTGTAGTCTATTTTAATACCTAAGTATTCTTTCTGACCGACCTTGTCTTCAACCATTACTCCTTCTCCTTATCGTTTAAATGTAGTGCAATCAATGAATAATGTATAATTTTTAATAGGTCTGCATCAGACTTACCATTCTTCTTACCATACCTCATAGCATACTTCATGATATTACCTATACAAAACCCTTCACCATGTCCTGCATCAATAATCATATCAGTTGCTTGATACTTAGAATGAGCATAGTGTTGTGTATAGGTACTGTCAATGTATTGTTTAACACCATTTAAGTTTATGTGTTCGTCAAATTTATATTCCATATTTATATCCAATCTTTAGGTAGTGTGTGTTCAGAGAACCACCTAAAATTATTTTTTTCTGCCCACTCTGAATGACTTCTTTTACTTCCGTCTTTTCTTCTTTTAGCCTGAGGCATAGGAGAACTAGGACTAGAAAACAAAAAGACTAACTCTTGATTAGGTTTAAGACACTTACGTATCCATATATATTTATTGTATTCGTTGTAATCCCAAAATCTACCTTTAGCTTCTAGTAAGTATTCTACACCATTAATAACTTTTGTAAAGTCAGGTTCATATTTATGTTCTACGACATAAGAAATTTTATCGGAGTGATGTGACCACTTAGTTAAAACATTAGTGTGTAATTTATATTCCCACCCTGAATCATATCCTTTAGGAATATCTTTTTCAACAGGTCTAATCTTACGAGGCTTACGATATCCTTTTCTCATAAAATTCCTTTTTTAATTTTTTATTAAACCACCTCTGAGAAAACGAAGAAAGCATTATCTTATTGTTTGCAAACACATGAGTCTGTTCAGGCATGTGGTCTTGAAAGTTATTTATATTTACTTTAGATGCTTCTTCATCAGGTAACAATGAATGAATCCAATCCACTGTTAGTTGTTTAGCTCTTCTTCTTAATTGTTTAGCTTTACTACCATTCATAATACTTCTCTTACATTAGGTAGTTTTTCTACCTTACTTAAATATACATTTCCTTTTGCATATGCAAATGTACGCAACCCTTGACCTTCATTAGAGTCTTCATAGCATACAAATTTATGGGGGCAGTAGTTACATCCCATAGGTAATTTCATATTACCTGAGACACCTTCCGCTATAACATTATAGCACCTGTTCGGAGGACTGTCAAGAGAAATCGCTTTTTTAACTTCTTTTATTTTATGTACAATGTTAGGCTTCTCTAAATCATCAGGTATAAACGTGGTTAGCTCGCCTGTTTCTTTATTCATTACTAAGAAACCACCCTTAGAAGTTTGCTCCGCTTCTTCATACCCTGCTAGCTGTGAGAGGTATCCAAAGCTATCGTTCTGTGCTAGAGTACCTTCTCTAAACTTCTTAAAAGCATAACCCGATGCAGTCTTAACATCAATAACTTCTCCGTCTATAATAGAATCCATATGTCCTTTGATACCTTCAACTGATATTTCTTTTTGTTCTCCTGACACAACATGACCCGACAAACGAACAAAGAATAAAAGTAGAACCTCAAGTAAGTGTCCATATAAAAACTTAATAAAAGTAGGTGGGTCTATCTTTTCTTGATGTGCATCTGATAGATTTAAATCATACCAAAGTCTACGCAGTGGTCTACCAATGTTCGACATTCTTAAACCACTCTTAGGTCTAGGTTGAGGGGTTGCCCAACCTTTTAAAGCATCAGCCATGTCTTGACCAAACTTTTCATATTCTTTATCTGATATATTTATAGACTTATCTTCTGATAAAACACTAATAGTTTTATAGATATCCTCTACAAGCGTATCTAGTTTAGGCAACTTCTTTTTTGTCTGTTTCTTTGTCATCTTTTATTTCTTTAAAAGCTTTGATAACATCTGACGAGAATAGTTTCTGTAAGTTTACTAGAAACATACGACTCGCATTGTTATCTCCACCCGATACAGTTTTAAAAGTATCTAGTTTATCTACTATCTTTCTGAGAGTATCTGTATGGAACACAAGAGTACAGTACTCGTCCTTACCTATGCACAGGTTATGAAACCAGTAATCAGATTCAGTTGCTCTGATACCTGAGGGCTTACCCCATGACTCATACTCTATACAAATGTTACCTGACTTCTGCCAAATATCTCTTTCGGATTTGACTTCTATTTTTTTATTGGTAAGCATTTCTGCTATCTTATCCTCACGAATGCTACCATATTGTAAATCTAAATCAAACTTCTTCCTATCTTTTTTAGTGGGTTTCATACCAACTGTCTCCTATATTAAATTCGCCCGTCAATGGACATCTTAAGTTATATTCTGTAGATGCTTGTTCTATACATCTAACTGCTAATGCACCTACTCCGTTTGCATGGGATTCAGGTACTTCTATCTGCCATTCGTCATGAATGTTAGCGACTATTTTAGCAGGGATAGTTTGAAATTGTAACATATCCGATAAAATAATTAAAGCTTTTTTCATGACTATTGCTCCTGCTCCTTGCAACAATGTATTTAAAGAAGCGTGTCTGTGTCTAATAAATATCTTACGTCCGTCTAATCCTTTTAGATATCCTCTCGAAGCCGCTCTTTCAACCCTGTCTCTAAGAGTTTTGAATGAAGGATTACTATTGATAAAAGACTCTCTAAGTTGTTTACCATGCTTTCTACTTCCCTGCACGATTGTACCAAGCTTCTCGTCTCCTGCTCCGTAAATGAGTGCATAGATGAATGTCTTAGCCTGATTTCTTGATTCAAGTCCTGCAGACTTTTGGTTAGTTGTGTGAATGTCTCCGTTGATAATTTCATTTATGTAATCCTCGTCAGCCATATAGTGTGCTAACAATCTTAATTCTAAACCACTAGCATCTATACCTACTAGCTTGTTCCCTTTATCTACTATCCAACAGGCTCTACATTCTTTACCATAAGGACTACTAACACTAGGAACTTGTGCCATGTTAGGATTCCTGTGTGCCATTCTACCTGTGATTGCACCTGTAGACAACACCGCACCATGTACTCTATCATCATCTTCTACTGAATCTAACCATGAACTAATTTGTGCAATTCTCTTTTGATACAACAAAAAGTCTGCAATTAATTTGGCTTCTTTAATGTGAGTAATGTTTTTTAATGTGCCTTCATCTACAATGGGTTGACCTGTAGGTGTAAACTTATTAGGCTTCCACCCAAAACTAATTAGATATTCACCAATCTGTTTACGAGAACCTAAATTAAATTCTACTAACTCTTTACGCATAAAAGGTTTCATGTTACCTGATGCTTGTATGTCTTCGTACTCATAGTCTGTTAGACCAGATTTAGAAAGAGTATTATTTTGTTTTAGTTTAGGAGTAACTTCTTTAACATCAATCCATTTGGGTTTGAATGTTGTGTGTACTTCGTCTTGAACTTGTTTAATCTTACAATTTAATTCTGATAATAAATTTGTAGCAAACTCTATATCTATTTTAAATCCATTACTTTTTTGTTCTTCTAAAATATAAGTTACTTGGTGTTCTAAGTCTATACTTTCTTTTGAAAAGCCTGCTGATTCTTTTTTAAGATACTCAAACAAAAGTTTATTTAAAACAACATCTTTAATACAATACTTTAAAGTATCTTTAGTATAAATATGAAAGTCTTCGGGTGGTAAATCTTTTGCTACACCTAACTTAGAACCCCAAACTTTTAATGAATGTCCTTTCTCTCGTACAGGATTTAAAAGCCTAGACAACACTAAAGTATCTACTACTTTAGTTTTATTCCACAAGTCAATACCATGTAGTTTTTTAATCACAGGTATATCAAACCCAATAATATTGTGACCTATAAGTTTATCAGCTTCTGCTAAAAAGTCTAGACCTTTTAAAATATTATCATCTATAATGTCAAAGGTATATTGTTTGTTGTTCTCATCTATTGCTACAATGCAATGTATCTCTGTAGCATTTAAATCATCTGTCTCTATATCAAATACTAATTCCACATACCTTCTCCTTTAAAATGGTATTATATCATCTGAACTAAAACTATTCAAGATTTCTTCGTCTTCATATTCAGATAGCCTACCAGTATCTTTGTTATAAACTAATGCAGTTGCCAATCCTACATCCCCTGTATAACGTGATTTAAGTACACGCAATCTTGTCGTCCTAGATTCTAATTCATCTTCTGATTGTTGATTCCTTTCTAAAGCTATTACACAGTCTGATAGTTGAGCGATAGCATTAGAGCCTCTAAGGTGAGATAGACTTACACTTACTCCGTTCTCATGACCTTTGTCACCTTGAACTCTACGCAGGTGAGAGACGAGTATAATACCTGCACCTGTTTCTTCAACTAAACTTCTAAGTCTCGTCATAATATTATCTATTGCCCTACGCTCGTCACCCTCTGTCATAGAACTAACTAGCATATGAAGGTGGTCGACAACTACCCACTTACAATCACAACCTACAATAAGATAGCGAAGCTTAGAAAATATATCTTCTATGTCATTCGTACCAAAGTGAGCATGAATAAATACTTTATCAGTACTAAATGTTTTGTCGTACATTTTGATTAAGTCTTGCTCTTTATATTTATCTCTGATGTCATCAATGTAAAGTCTATCATTAGCTTCGATAGATAAGATTCCGTCTACTGTACGTCTCCAATCTTCTTCTAAGGCTATGACTCCTACGTTGTCTTCGGTCTGATGTATAAGCCAATGCTCTAGCTCTCTAGTCACACTAGACTTACCAAGACCTGTACCACCTGTAAGGGTTAGTAACTCTCCTTGTCGTAAGCCAATTAGTTTCTTGTTAAGACCATGCCACGGATAAGGGACACTGCTTTTCTTCTCTCGTTCTAAAAAATCTTTTTGTTTCTCTGAAACTCTGATGATACCACTAGGAGTATATACCTTTGCATCCCACCATGCCTGAGTAAATTCTTTGTGCAGGTTTTTACGGAGCATGTCGTTGGCATCTTTGTAACCATTAGGTATTGAAACTATCTTAGCCTTACGAGGTTTAATAATACTTGCTACTTTCTGTGAGGCTTCTATACCCTGCTTGTCGTTGTCAAAACAAATGACTACATTATCAAAGCTTTCTACATATTCTATGTTTTCTTTGATATCTCTAACTGCACTTTGAGCCCCATTCTTTATTGATACTACTGCCCACTTGCTACCTAGTAATTCATAGCCTGCCATTGCATCACATTCCCCTTCAACTATAGTCAAGTATTTACCACCTTCTTTGAAAAGCTGTTGACCAAACAAGCCTGTACCTGCG